TTGTACGAGGATGAACTTGCTAGAGCATTATCTGAAGATGGTTCTGCAGCAAGCACATTCATTACTCCGAAAACATACTATCCAAATATATAATGGCTGGTATAAAAGATTTAATTGAAGTTTACAGAGGCGAGTCTTTACTTAATCGTAAATTTCCCGATTTTAAAGGAGATACAATTGCTCCTAAAAAAGTGAGGGGAAGGTGGTTTACTAAAAATAAAGACATGGCTAAATATTTTGCTAGAGACTTTCCATCTATTGTTAAATCAGTAAAGATACCGGAAAGTTCTTTTAATATTGGGAAAAAATTACAAAAAGCTGCTAAGTTAGGTCTTTATTCCAATCCGAGTGAATTTCTTTTGCCTAAAAATCAAATGTCAAAAGTAAAAATTAATTTATTACAAACAGTTTTAGCAAACGCAAAAGCTTTAACTCCATTAGCAATGAAAGGATTAACACATTTATCTAGTCTACCTGCTGCAACAGTAACTATGTTTTTACAATCTACTCCAGCTAATTCTGATGAGATAAATATGAAATTAGAAGATTTTGCAAAATTAAATGAAGGTAGTACTAACATAGATAAATCATTAGAAGTTCAAGTAGGAGATATATAATGGCTAGATTTGCAAAAGGAAGTAGAGCACTCTCTATCTCAGATAGATCAGGGGCCGCGTTTCCTTATAAAGAAATGGTTAAAGAATGGACAGGAGCCTGGGTCCACACATCTGAATTTGAAGCTAAACAACCTCAATTAGAACCACATCCAGTAGGCGCAGATCCACAAGCTTTATTACACGCAAGACCTGCAAGAACAGAATTTGCAGTACAAGATATTTTACCAGAAAATCCTTTTACAACTACCGCTGCATCAACAACTTTAAGTGTATCTTTTCCAAACAATGGTTTAAACGCAGGAACTTCTTATGTAAGATTTCAAGCTGTTAAACAAAATGTTGGAGGCGTTGTGGTATCTACATTTGAATTAGCTACAACTTTAAATGAAACACTTACTGCTTCGGATACAACAATTACTTTAACTGATGCATCAGAATTTCCAACATCAGGATACATTGTAATTGAAAAAGTAAATAGTACATCTGGAGCTTATGAAAATGAAACTATTCAATACACAGGAAAATCAACTAATGATTTAACAGGATGCACTAGAGGAACGGCAGCACCTTATAGAGGAGCTACTCCTCCAGCTACAACTGCAGGAACACACGCTAGTGGAGCAAAAGTATATGGATCTTATTTAGCAACAGCTATAGCAACAACAGTAGTTGTGGGTCCTAAAGCATCACAAACAGAAACGTTATATAATTCATTAACTGTGCCTTTAGTATCTAATGCAACTACAGCAGTAACAGGAGGCGGTTTTCAGTGTACAATTGGACCCGTTAATGATAGAGGTTAACTATGGCAGGATTAACACATTATACATATAGTACTTTAGTAACAGCTATCAGAGATTATACTGAAGTTGATGCTAATGTATTTACAGAAACTATTGTTGATGGTTTTATTATGGCTGCTCAACACAGAATTAATTTAGACATTCCAATGGATGCAGATAGATTTGTTCAAACAGGAACAATGGCAGCTGATGTAAATACTATAAGAGTATCTGCAGGAGCTTTATTTGTAAGAGGAGTAGAAGTATTTAATGCCTCTAATACTACGGAACAAGGTACATGGTTAGAGAGACGTGATCAAACTTTTTTATCTGAATATGTAGGAAGATTAACAGGCCCAGAAGGGTCGACTTCATCAGGTGCAGATGTTACAGGAACTCCTAAATATTACGCTATGTTTGGTGGAGCAACAGGATTAAGTGATACAACGTCAGGATCTATTTATTTAGCACCTACACCCGATGTTAATTACAATTTTAGAATATACTATAACAAAATGCCCGTGGGCCTTGGTTCAGGATCCGATGGTAATTCTACAACTTATATAAGCAATTACTTTCCTCAAGGGCTTTTATATGCTTGTCTACTAGAAGCATATGCCTTCTTAAAAGGACCAACAGACATGTTGACATTATATGAACAAAAGTATAGTAATGAACTACAAAAGTTTGCAGCGATGCAAATTGGAAGACGAAGAAGAGATGATTACTCAGATGGTACAATAAGAATTCCAATAGAGTCACCACCTCAATAACTAGGAGAAAAAAATTATGACAATATCATCGGCAATATGTAACACATTTAAAACAGAAATTTTAACAGCAGTTCACAATTTTACTGCATCATCTGGTAACACATTTAATTTAGCACTGTATACAAGTTCAGCATCTATGGGTGCAGGAACTACAGCTTACACGTCAACAAATGAAATAACTAACACATCAGGTTCATCTTATTCTGCAAAAGGACAAGCCCTTACAAGTGTAACTCCAGTTTTAGATAGTAGCACAGCTGTTTGTGATTTTGCTAACATCTCTTGGACATCAGCATCTTTTACAGCTAACGGTTGTTTAATTTTTAATGATACTGCATCAGGCGATCCTGGAGTTTGTGTTATTGCATTTGGTGGAGACAAAACTGTAACAAGTGGAACTTTCACAATTGAATTTCCATCAGCAGCAGCAGCAACCGCAATTGTGGCAATAGCATAAGGAGGTACTCCTTATGGCAAACACCTGGAACGCATCCGGCACACTCTGGGGACAAAACTCTTGGGGTGATCAAGGAACCGTTACTCAAACTTTAACAGCACCCTCACAATTATCAACATCACTGGGAACAGTTACACCTTTTAATGAAATAGGTTGGGGCTCTGATACATGGGGAGTTGAGAATTGGGGAGCTTCTGGTCTTCTAGTTCCAATTACTGGAGTTTCAGCAACCACAGCAGTAGGAGCATTAAATGTTGTTCGTTATCCAGGTTGGGGGACTTTAGATTATGGAGAAAATGGTTGGGGTAGTGTTGAAGCTGCAACAGAAACTTTAACAGGACTTACAGCAACATCAGCGGTAGGTGCAATTGCACCAGCAGATGTAATGGGATTAACAGGACTTTCTGCAACAGGAGCCGTCGGAACTTTAGGTTTTACCATTGACTCTACATTTACTTTATCTGGTCAAGCAGCAACAGCTGCAACAGGTTCAATAATTATTGGAGAAGGAATTCCATTAACAGGAGTTACAGCAACAACAGCTTTAGGGACTCCAGTTGCAAGAGGAGATTATACAGAATCATTAACAGGACTTGGATTAACAGGTACTCCGGGTTCCCTAGTTGTTTCAACTAATCCATTAGTTCAACCTACAGGGCTATCTTTAACTTCTGCAGTAGGTTCATTAACACCAGCAGATGTAATGGGATTAACAGGAGTTACAGCAACTTCTGCAGTTGGAGCAATTGCACCTGAAGATATAATGGGCTTGACTGGAGTGTCAGCAACTGTTAGTGTAGGAAATGTAGCACCTTTAGGATATGGAGATGTTACAGCAACACAAAGCGCTAGTTATAGTAATGTAACAGCCACGCAAAGTGCTAGTTATACAGACGTTAATAGTATATAAACGTTATTGACTTTATATAAAATATAAATTAAAGATCTAATTAGGAGAACAAAATTTATGGCATCAACATACACGGATCTCGGCCTAGAGTTAATGGCAACCGGTGAAAACGCTGGTACTTGGGGAACAAAAACTAACGCAAATTTAAATTTAGTAGAACAAATTACTGGTGGATATTTAGAAGTATCAATCGCTGGTGGTGTACAAACAACAGAATTAGATGTTGATGATGGAGCTTTAACAGGTAAAGCTCAAAATAGAATTATAAAATTTACAGGTACAATTACAGGAAATCAAACGGTAACACTACCGGTGTTAATGGAGAATTTTTACATTATTGAAAATGCAACTACAGGCGCATACACTGTTGAATTAAAAGCAGCTTCAGGTTCAGGGGCCACGGTCACTTGGGCAACGACTGATAAAGGTTGGAAAATATTGTATGCAGATGGTGTTGCAACAAACACAGGTGTTTATGATGCAGCTTTATCACCAGCAGGTACAGTAACAGAAACTGGTACTCAAACTCTAACAAACAAAACTCTAACCGCTCCTAAAATTGGAACATCAATTTTAGATACGAATGGTAATGAATTATTTTTATTAACAGCTACAGGTTCAGCAGTTAATGAATTAACATACGCAAATGCAGCTACTGGAAATAGTCCCTCT